TAACATCATAGTTATCTCTGCAACTTTTTTTGCAACCATAGAGTCAAATAAAACTTTAAATCCTTGTGGATCTGCTTGTGCTTGCATTTGTAATTCAGGTGTATTTTGTACTAAATCTCCAATTTCTCCGTGAGCTTTTAATGCAATGTGATCAGATATGTGTCCTTGTAGTAATGCATATACCATTGGATTAATTTGAACCATTCTTGTTGCCATAAATGCTCTATGAGCCATAATATGTGCATCGTGATCTTGTTCAGGGAACGCTTTTAACATTTGCATCTGTAATGATTTAGCATTTTCAGTTGCAGGATCCTCTGGAACAGGTTGAATTTCTGGTTTTAATAATGCATCTATGTTTTTAGTTCCTAAAGCTTCATAAACTCTTCTATAAGCTTCTCTAATGTTGTGCATTTGTGGATTTGAAGCTGCAATTTTTAAATTTTCGTTTGCTAAAGTTACTCTTTGCGCCATTGAGAAGATATTTGGGTCTGCAACAGGAATAACATCAACTCTATCATCAAAATCTTGTAATTTTACAAATCTATCTGCGTTAGTTACTGCATATGGATACACTGGAGGTAGATAATCAGCAAAAACTTTTGCTAAAAGTCTAAATTCTTGCTTCATTGCATAGTAACATCGCTTGTGAATAGCACTCATAACTCTAGAACCACGTTCCAAGAGAGCAATTGTCGTTCCAACAGCTCTATTTTGTGCATCTTCACCCATTTGCATATCTGCAATAGCTGCAAAACGCTGTCCTGCTTGTACTACAAAGCCTAAAAGTTGGAATAAAGTAGCACTTGGCTCTTTAAAAGGTAAAATTTGGAACTGATCTCTGATATTTCCACCGGGAGCATCAACATCTCTGAACTCTCCAGGTTGAAAAGGTTGGTCATCATCTCTAATTCTAATACCTCTAGACTTAAATCCAGCAGGTAAGTTAGCTAAAGTACCTGCATCAAGCAATTGTCTTAACGCTTGAGTAGCAGATCTAGATAATCCACCTATCATATGTATTAAACCAAAGCCATAAAAACCTAAACCAGGTAAAAATTTGTAATGTACGAAGTATTCTTTTCTCTGATAAGTGTCATCATCTTCATTATAGTTTCTATAAATAGATAAAACTTCTCCAGAACCTTCATCAATCGATACGATGTAAGGTAATTTAACTTCTTTCTCTGCATTTTCTTCTTGAAATTCATTTAAATTTAAATCGATATGCATTTCTAAAATATTATATTGATATTCTTTTTCTCCAGCAGGTTTTACACCTTCTAATTCGTTCAACTTATCTTGTATTGGACTTCTTTCAGGTTGTTTAGGTAACAATTCTACATCTCTATAGAATCCTGCTTTTTGTTGTTTAAGCACATCATTCTCTGACATCTTAACAATGTGTGTAATTCTTTCACAATCTTTTAAATCTGTTGCATAATATGGAACAACTAAATCTTCGGCAGGTACAAATTTAGCAACTGCTCTTTGTTTAATTTCATCATAATAAATTTTTTTAAATGCAGATCCTGCTAATGGTAAATAAAATAATAATTGATCTGTATCTGGTGTGTACTCTTCCATTTGTTCCATCAACATATAGTTCATAAAATCTTGAACTCGTTCAGCTTGTTGTGAAACTTCAGGAGTATCAGCACCTATAATTTGAGTTCTTACAGGTCCATCACTTGGTAATAATTCTTTATAAGCTTGTGCTTGAAATTGTGTAACAGCTTCTGACAAAAGAGGATGGGTAACACCACTTGCACCTTGGAATGGTCTTGTATTGTTTACATACTTAAAACCAAGTAAATCCAAACCTTGTGTGTAAGCTTGTTCCCAATCCCCTCTTGAAACTTTATCTTTCTTAAAATCTGAAATAAGTTCTTGAGCAATACGTCCGAGAGTTCTCTCGTCCATTTCGTCTGCTAAGTTTCTGTAAAAGTCTTCTTCAGGCTCTTCTTGCTGAGGAGCTTCGTCCTCTGCACCTTCAACCTCTACATCAACTTCTTCAACTTCTTCTTCAGTTTCAGGAAGTTCATTTTGTTTTTCTACTTCAGCCATTTTTACGTTATGATAGTTCTTTTATTTCTTCCTAACTTACAGCCTCTAGCTAAAACCATAGTACCGTTATTAGCTTTAATCATTTTACCTGTTTTAGCACCATCCATATATCCCAAACCAAAAGATTCAGAAGATCTAGGTCCCATTTTAGGTAACACATCTCTAACTTTAGTTTTTGGATTGGTAGTAAACACCTCATCTTTTAAAAAAGATTTAGTTTTTCCCCAAAATGAATTTGCTTCTGCAGCTTTTTTAGCTGCAATACCAGCTTCCATATTTTTTCTAGCACCCATTGCTAATGCAGTGTCGTTAGCCATTTCAGAACCAAGATCACCTGTATCTGTTACTGATTTTAAAGCTTTGCCTTTCATTTTAGCAGCTCCAGCTAAAGCAGCTCCAGCTATTCCTGCCATTAAGGCTTTTTTTAATTTTTTACTTGCCATGATATATATCTCCTTTTTGTTATAACAGAATTATAATATCATGCAAATATATTTACGACTAGACCGCCTTCTTGGTAAGCTTTGAAAGGTTTATTAATCATATCAGGTGAAATTTTGATAGCGTAAACATCCATATATAATCTAGGATCTTCTCTAAGCATCATTTCAACAGAATCAGCTCTTCCAAATCGATCAGCATAAGCTAAAGCTTCTTCCTTTGTTCTAAAGGCAGCTTCGTGTTCAGTACCTGCTGAATCTTTATCTAACTTAAATTTTTTATCAGCTTCTACTCCTTTAACAATTTTATAAGGCTTATCTGGATCTGATTTAGCAACTCTAATTGTTTTAACTTCTGAATTATATTCTCTTGCTAATCGATTCATCTCTGCAGGTAAGGTTGCAACTTTTTTTGGATCTGTCTTAACCATTTTATCTGCTTTCTTACTTCTTACAGAATAGTTATCGAACCCTGCTTTGCCAAATCTATTACCATAAAATTCTATGTCTCCTAAATATCTTTCTCTTTTTGCGTGATGTAATCTTTCAACAGGTGAAATAGCAACCCATTCAACATCTCCTCTTTCAGCTGCATTCTTAATTGTATTTTTTAAAGCGTGACTACCCCAGTTTTCTTTTCCATATAAAGGTAGAAAAGGAATTCCATCTTTTGCTTGTTTACCTGTAATGTTAGCCATATTCAAAGAGTTTGTTTTTATTTCATTGAAGTCTCCTTTTAATTTATTAAATCTGATTGCATCTTCTTTTGTCATCTTAATACCTTTAACAGCAATGCTTTTCATTTCATCAACGATCTTTTCTATTTTTCTATTTGCAGAAAAAAATTCTATTTCAGAACCAAATGCATTTTTAACTTTTTGTCTTAAAGGATCTTCGTTTCGTAATGCTTGATTGTAGTCAGATTGTATTTCATCAATCATCATAACTTTTTTATTATCAGCTGTTTTTCTTACATTACCTCTAACGTGATAAACTTGATTAGGTATTCCACTGTAGTGACTATTAAAACCTGATGGAAGTTTTTGTCCTAGTGGTAAATCTTTAGGATAGTAAGTAACGGTTTCAAAATATTCATCACCACCTTTGATTCTATACTCTCCATAGTTTCCATACTTAGGCATCATCTTTTGACTATTTTGTAATTGTAGTTTTCTAAATAAATCTAAATCTTTTGCTCGACCTGTAGCTGTTACTGCGGTTATTGCATTAGCATCAATAGCTAAATCTAACTCTCTAGCATTGTTTACAATACCTTCATAATCATCAATTACTTTTTTATATGGAGATTGTGAAAACTCATCATAACTATCTCCTGTATTAACTCTGTACTTGTTAGTCATTCTTGCACTAATGTTCCTTGCATCTTTTTTAGTATATTCTATTTGTTTTAATAAATCTGAAAACTTTTGTGCTCTATTAGTATTACCTGCAATCATTGTTTCTGGGTTAGCTAAAATTCTACCTCTTAGATCATCTAAACTATTAACTACCTTGTTCGTAATATCTTCTGCTTCATCTACTAATTTAACATTAGTAGAAAGTAATCTTGTTTTTAAATTGTTAACAGGAGACTTTTCTACGATGTATAGTAAATCCATTTTAGTTAATGGAATATCTTTTTCAGCAGCAACCTTTAAAAAGCCACCTACGATATTACCATTTTTATCAAACTGAACTAAATTAGAATCCCATAACTCATCTCTCTTTACCGCTTGAGATATGTTTTTAAATTCTGGATTCTTTGTACTGAAACTTGCAGGACCTGTTCCTTTAAAGTCGTTAATCCATTCTGTTGCTTTTCTTGCACCTGCTACAGGATGTCTTGCAATGTAATCCCAAAGCGAAGATCCGATACGATTAGTTTTACCACCTCGTGATAATGGATTTGCATAAGCCATCTTTTTTAATTCGTTAGACTTAGCGATCGCTTCTTGTCTGATCTGTTCTTGAATAGGTATTTGTGCTTGAGTCATCGAACGACCTCTATCCACCTTAGTTGGAGTTATAGTTAGTAACTCATCAACTGCATCAACAGGTTCCGTGATCCGTGATACGGGTGTCTTGGGTGTTGCTAGTTTTGATAATTTATTTATGGCTCTACCGAAAGGTGTCCTAAGAGCCACGGCTCCTGCACCAGCTAACGCTAATCCCGCTACACCCTTCAAGGCGCTCGGTTCATATTTCTCTGAGTATTCTGAAGTAGGTACAGAAGATGTTGGTTCATCTTCTAATCTTTCTTTGACTACGTTCTTAAGTCCTTCTAGTCCAGCCATTATAACAAATCCTTTATGTAATCTTTTACAGTTCCACCTTTAGAAAACTTTTTTGTAAATTTAATTTCAAATTGTTTATCCAAAGATCCTTGTCCTTTAAAAGTATCTTTACCAAAAGGATGTGTAACATCAGCTCTACCTGAACCTTTGCCTACGTTTCCAGTAATTTTTAAATTAGTTGTATCAGTATCAATGATGTTATATTCACCTTTAACACCATAATATCTATTTTCTGTTTCGACTTTAACTTTAGGATCAGGATTGAAAGAACCTTTAGAAATATTTATATTAGGTCCTATTTTGAATTTAGACTTTTTATCGGACATTACTTAACTCCGATAAATTTTCCGCCCTTCACTGCTTTACCCATTCCACCACAAGATAATTCTTGTACTTCAGGTGAGCCTTCTTTAGACATAGGAAGATCTTTAGTAGCATCATTAAGCTTTCTAAGATATTCTTCTTTTTTAATTTTAGCTCTCTTCTTATCCATTATTTACCCATTATAGTAAGTCCTTGATGTATTCAGCCATTCCACCTGTTGCTTTTTTATCTACTTTTTCTTCTTTGTTTTTGTTTTTGAATTTTGATTTAGCATACTCGTAACCTGCGCCTGCACCTGCACCTATTTTTACTGCTGTATCTACAACTCTACCTACAGGTGATTTTTTAAAAATATTTTTAGCAACATTTGAAATTTTTGATGGTTTTGGTTTTGGCATATCTTTTAATGCCGAGCTAAAGTTAACAGACGTTAGTCCTGCTAACTTTGTTCTTCTTTCCATATAATCTTTAATATCTTTATCAGCCATAATATCTATACTCCTTTGGTACCTTATATAATTCTTCTTCATAGTCATCTATCAGATCTATGAAGTTTCCTTGTCGGTATCTTAGCACAGCTTGTGTGGTACTGTCGACATAGTCATCGTGAGCACCGTGTGGAAAGGCTGCACATTCCTCAATAACTTCCTCTGCAAACTTCTCGTCTTTTGGGTAGAAAATACCACCACTTTCAAAGACAGGAGCACAGGCATTTACCCTAGAATGTTTATCTTTTCCCCTTGTAGGAACAAAAGGAATTACAGGTATTCCCATTCTTCTAAACTCTTGCATTAATGGTTCTCCAGATGCTTTAGCCTCAATGATAACTGATTCAGGTTCCCAATATTTAAATTGTTCCATTGCAATAGCTTTTAGTTCTGGAAAATCATATTTACCTCTTAACGCATCTAATAATATTAGTGCAGGCTTACCATCTTCTTTTGGAAAGAAGACACCCCAAGTTGTAATAGCAGAATAGTCTGCAGTCTCTTTTGCACTGAACGCAGTATCATAAGATTGAATGACGTGTTTTAATTTTGGCATAGTTGGTTTCTCCCAAGGTAACCACCATTCTCTTTTTAAGATTGCACCTTCTTCTGAAGTTGGTTCCTGCATATATTGTGCAGACCAGTTTCTAATAGGTAACGATGCTTTTACTTTTTCTAATTCTTCTAGTTCCCAATACTCAGGCCATACAGGTTTACCTGATGGTAAGATTGCAGGAAATGAAATTAAATTCCATTTGTCAGCTTTGATTTCTTTTTGAGCCTTAATTAATCTTCCTGTAAGATCATCTTCTGCCCATCGTGTCATAACAACAACGATTGATCCTCCCGGTTGTAAACGCTGTCTCGGTCCTGATACATACCAATCATATGCACGTTCCATAGCTGATTCAGATAAAGCATCTTGTTCAGTATGTGGATCATCGATAATAAGTAAGTCCGCCCCTCGTCCTGTGATAGAACCGCCAACCCCCGCTGCATAGTATTCCCCACCATGATTGGTCTCCCATCGTCCTTTAGCCTTACTATCTTCTCTTAGTTTAACATCTCCGAATATTTGTTTATACTCCTTCTGTTCCATTAAGTTACGAACCTTAGAACCAAATCTAGATGAAAGTTCTGCGTTGTGAGAAACTTGCATAATTTTTAAATGAGGAAACTTCCCTATCATCCAAGCAGGAAATAAATAAGAAGCAAATTCTGATTTAGTATGTCGTGGAGGCATATTGATAATGAGCCTCCCTTTTTTTAATTTAGAAATTTTTGTAAATTCTGATGCAATATGTTGATGGTGGCCCCACTTTTTAGGATCCCTATCTAATCTACAAATAAAATCAGGCCATACGTTTTTCACAAAATATATAAAATTATCCTGGCACAACTTTATATGCTCAATTAATTTTTTCTCTACAGCTAATCTTAGCTGATCGGTTGTTAATAAATCTTTTTCCATTGGGTCCCCTTTTAATATAAGCCATAAGATATATTTTTTCTATACACCTATGCGACTTATCCTAAAGCCCGCGTCCTTAGATACAATCTGACGTTGCACGTGGCACCAGATTTAGTGGTTTCGTTTATATGTCTATACTAGATTTGGTACCTCTATGGATCGGCAGGGAACGAGACTGAAGGAACTGAGCTTGTGCCTGAAGGGTTGGTGATGCCCTAGCCGAGTGTATCGGCTAGGGTTTTATTAGTTATTGATTGAAATTATTATTAGGGTCGTTCTGTATTATTTCTAAGATAGGTCTTAGATTACGAACTAACTTACCCTTTAACTCATTAACAATAGGGTCGTTAGGGTATTGGATAATGATTTCCTCAACCGCACTTTCTAATTGTTTATACATAAATTGATAATTCAATCCTGTATCAAGCGAGTTAGTACTCGCTTGTTCAACCTCATTGTTAGATTGTTGTTTAGTTAGGTTAGAAACGAATTTAATAAGATTACTCATTGTTAGTACTCCCTATTAAATTGTACTTAACTTTAATCTCATTAGTTTCCATTGGAACTAAGTATTGAGTATAAAGTTTTGGGTTTTGCTCTTTAAACTTTGATACATCAAACCTTTGTAGGTTTCGTCTGATGTATTGAGCAAAGCCCTCATATCCATTATCCATATTGTTAAGGATAATAAGATTTGTTTTAAGTCTTTTAAACAACTCAATATGAGTAGGTTTAATTAACTTATTTTGTTTATCATACTCTTTTATAG